ATCGCCTTTATGATAAAACTTATCTGTGTTTGACAGCACTGTCTTTGCCATATGACGCAGCTATTGCGTACTAGGAGAATAATTACCATTTTTATCAAAATTTGCATAAATTTCATAAATATGTCCATTATTAAGTTTCATATGGCTTCTTTGACTGTAAACCTTAATTCTTGATAATAAATTAGTTTGATCAGAATTAGCTTCTGTCACTGTAATACCCTAAGCAATTAAAGTTGTTTTATTTGCAACCTTTAATACATAATCTAGAGTTCCTCCTTTTTGGGTTGCGGCTAAACTAATTTTTGCATTTTTAAGAATTTCTTCCATGGAGGTCTTACCATTATAAAACTTTTTATTTTTTCCGCGTCCTAGTTCAAAACCAATCTAATAATCTATTTGCTATCCTGTTAATACTTCTCTTGTCAACTAAATTAATTTATATCCATCTAATAACATTCTGCGTATATCAAAACTAGCTTCTTTAATTTTATTTCTAATGTCGCGCACTTCGATCGCACGAGCTTGATAACTTTCCTTATCATGTTTCTATGGCTATGCTGTTTGTATAGGATATTGACTTAACTAATCCCTTAATTGAGAAACTTCTCTACAATATACCTCCAAAGAATTTTTTAATGGCTCTAATATGCTTTTGAACTCCGCCATAAATAACGCGGGATGCTCTTCTACAATCGTTTTTGTAAGTGTCTTAGCAATATTTGTATGCATATAAACCTCCTATATAAAAAGGAAGGCCGAAGCCTTCCTTTTTATTATTGAAATTATTAGTCAGCATCAACGATAGGATACTTAAGTTCACCATCAGCAGTTGTGCTAGTTGAATCAACTTCATCATCTGCGGTAGCGGCACTCTCGTCAACAACCTGCATTACGCAAAGCACTTTCTTAGTGCGGTCGAAACGAGTATAGCCAGGCATAGCATCCATTGTGAAGGTGAAAGTAGAAGGGTCGCCAGTTGCTGCCATCGTAAAGGTAAAGTTAGACTGAATCTTAACATTGGGGAAGATAAGCTCGGCAGGAAGATCTTTACCATCAGATTGACGACGGAAAAGAGTAGATGCTTCAACATAGTAGTAACCAGCAAAGTTCTCCATGTCAATGCTCATCTCTGTAACGCCCTCGGTCTTAGCAACATAGAAATCAACAAACACAGTTTTACCTGCATAAATATTTGCAACTTCCTCTCCGTTAACCGTACCAGCTTTAATTGCACCAGTAAGCTTCTTACCTGTTGCATCAACCTCAAGTCCACTAAGCATAGATTCAATAGAACCTTGGCTCATTACCATTGCAAAGACAGGAGAGTTGTCGTCGATCTTTTCATTTGCTCCAAGAGCATCCGTTAAATCAATAGTGCCGTCTGTGCCAACTACTTGAGTAGCAGTAGTATGAACATAAACAGTCTTGCCTGCGCCAGCCTTAAGAATGCCAGCACCAGAAAGAATTGCGAAACCAAGCTCAGAAAGAAGCGCATCTTCAACTGTGAAAGTAAGAGTTCTCTCACCTTCCCAAGCAATTAAACGCGCATTGCCCTTACCACCCTGAGCATAAACAGTGGTAGCGGCGCCCTCCATGGTAGAAGTCTTAGCGCTGTCGATGTAAAGAACAGGCTGACCTGCAACATAATTAAAAGAACCAAGAGAGCCGGCATTTTTAGCCTTAAAAACAACATCACAAATTTCGCGAATACCGAATTGCATAAAGTGTTGTCCTCCTTAATTTTTATTTTGAATTGAGCCGTCATGGATATCTTTCATCCAATCCTCAGGCTCTTTAACATCTTTGGCTCCAGCCAGCCGCGCCTTAAGATTCATATCATAGGCAAGCTTCAATTCGAAGCGCTGGAATTCATCAAATAATTGATAAACAGTGTAATTCATAAGGTTATTAATATCCTTATGCTCTCCCACTGCTAAAATCGAAATATATCTACTTAAGATTGCAACCTTTTCAGGCTTTTGTTTAAGCTCGGCAAGCTATTGTTTTCTTTTCTTAAACTTATCTGCAATCTTTTTTGCTAATTCACCAGTTGGATCATACTCTTGAGACTAGGAGGTTTTTTCTAAGCAAAAAACCTTTTTTATTAATTGTTTAAATGCATCAAAGTTAGACTCTGTAATTGCACCGCAAACCTCATCATTCTAAGAACATATAATTCCAAAAGGAGAAATAGTAACAGTGTATAATGGAAATAGTAAGTCAAGCACCATTCGAGCTGAGGATACATTATTTTGCATCGCAACACTATTATCACTCATTATTGACATTAATATTTGAAAATCACTATAATTCGATAAATTAACTTTGTCCTCAATTGATAGTATATCTTTTGAAAACTTCAATAATTCACAACCGGTAAAAAATGCTTCTTCTCCTAACAATGCAATTTCTCGCATTGTTAAAGGATGAATAGTTAAACCGGCTTCAATAAAAGGAATATCATTGCCTGAGAGTAAAAGCAACTCATTATTCATCTGCGGGAATTTGATCATCGCTGCCATGAGTTGCCTCATACACCAGCGTATATCCTGATATAGTTTCATTAATTGTAGTCTAATAACAAGATTTAAACTACAGGGTGCCGATACCTGAAAGCTTGGTTTTATTTAATAAGCCATCAATATATCCAACTATTTTTAAAGGTCTTTGTTGATAATCTTTTAAATCCCATTGATCAGCATGACAAATAATATCAAATCTTACTTCGCAATCTCTAAACTCTGGATTATTGTAATCTGGAGAGAAATCATCAAAATGTAATAAAAGATAAGATTTAATTTTTTCATGCTCTTTAAAATAAAGTATAGGCTTTAAAAAGATATATCCTTCATCTACTAATCGTGCGACAGAATACTCTTTAATTTTTTCATTATACTTATCCTCGTCTAAGCAATCTTTGCTTTGCACAACCAAAAGACGCTTTAGTATATCGCTATAAGGTCTACTTTCAATAAAAAGTTTTCTTAGAATAGTTTCAGTATCTTTTTCGCATGATAAGAATGATGAAGTCAAAGGTCTAGTCATAACCAAATCTCTCTTCATAACTTAACTCCTTTTATCTCATAATGATAGAATAGAGATATTATGTTTAATCTCCATTCCGTCAATAGTGTAAATTAATGTTACCGAACCACTTTTACCAGTGGTAATCTCTATTTCCACTGAAGACTCACTAACTGCGGCAATGCGTGCGCGCTTATTACTTAAAGACCATGTTCCGCCAGTAATGCCCTCTATTGAATAGTTGACCACATCAAACGCATGAACTTCTGCGGGACCAATAATCTAAGGCTCTACGCGGCGCATTCTAAACAGCATTGGCTCTGGAGTAAGCTCTTCCGGAGTTACCGGAGTTTCTTCTTCAGGCGGCAATGGCTCTTCAGTAGTGTCTTCAAATTCATTAGTATAATCTTCTTTTAGGTAAACCGCGATAATGCCCTCAGTAGTAATTGAGTCTACTGCTTGCACTTCCCAGGGTTTTCCCTAAACTTTTAATTTTTTAAATCGCTGAAAGAACTCATTTGTATTCTAATCTTTTGAAATATACATTTCCAAGGTATAATTCAATTTATTAAAAACAAAATTGTTAGTTTTTTGCCAATTAATACCCTTCTCACTCGGTCCTTTCAAATAGACCCAGTATGACTTTCCATTAACGGAAACTTCGGTATCACATTGACGCATTAAACCGCGGAAATACGCATCTTCCTGCAAATACTACATATAAACGAGCCAGTGCGTGCCGTTTTCTTGCCATACAATAGTATCTCCAACTTTAACTCCAATTTGCTCTTTTTCTTTCTTGCGCGATTCTGATCTATCCCAGTTGACACATATATCTTCAAAAGGAATAGATAACATTTTGTCATCAAGCTCCATGCTTATCTTATTGGGGTTGATTAAGCATTTAAACGCGCGGCCATCTGCCAGTACTGCAGTTTCAGCCTGATATGAATAATGAAGCGCCTGGTGTAGACCACGGAGTTTATCCTACTTCATTCTTTCTATAGCTGAGCCGCCGCGATAATTTACACGAGCTTTAAGATTATCAAGACTTGACATAATTATTAATATCTCCCATCAAGCCTAAGCATTTAAAGATTGTGCTTCTAAATAACAGAAAATCTGTGTCTTTTGTCAGCGTAAACAATCCTTCAAGTTTTGAACAAAGCGGTAAAAAACTTTCTTCGCATTTATTTTCCATAAGGCGATTAAGCCCCGCAAGTTCTTCAATAATTGCCTCCAAAGGTCTTTCCCAATCAAGACCTTCCTCACGACTAGGAAGCAACTTATAAATCTGGTTTGTCAGACGCATAAGATGCTTCTCTAATCCCTCGGTAGAAACATATAGATTATATTTCATTAGCTCCATAATGGCCTCCTTACTTAGGATCCATAATAGAACCAAATGTCGATCTCATGATGCCATTAGCATCAGCTTTGCGCCTTTTGTATAGGCGCTGTAAATGAAACCCTTTGCGCTCATATTCCTTTTGCAGATTAGTGAGTTTATGCATATGGTTAGCTTGTGAAGTAAACTTAAAGTCACTTCCACTATATTTCATACGCACTAACTCAATGCTTGCAAGTTGTTGATTAATCCATTCAACAATCATATAATTCGCAATAATATTGATTTCTTCGTGACTCAGTGTAATGGGATATGATCCAAGCTCTTCACTAAAAGAATATAGGTCAAAACGAGGAAACTCAAACCAGTGCAACGAGTTTCTAAAAATATCAAAAATCATATTATAGGTTTCATCTTTTGTAAGTTCTAGATACATATCATCTGTAATCTTACTTAAAAAAACTTCATAAATAGTGCTTAGTTCTGTCATTATAAGTCGCCTCCTTTAATAACGACGGTAGGCGAGTCCTCTTCTCCAGAGAAGATGTGCTCTAAAGCAGAAATTCGTGCATCAAGATCATTAATTGTACTAACATTAATATTACCTTTGTTTTTACGCAAACCAATATTAGGCTATACCGTTAAATGAGCAGGTGTCGTTTGCCATAAATAATCTGTATTTGCTGTTGCAATAGAAAGAGCGATTGTGAGAGTTCCTGCTTTACAAGTTGCTAAATAAGGCACATCCCAACGAATATAAGAATAATCAGTATCAGTATTATCTTCAATACTAACCGCACTGTGAATAAAAGACAAATTTTTTAATATTTCCTTTTGTTCTTCTGTTGCTACTTCTGCAAGCTCTTGTTTTACTATTTCCCAATTTGCAGGAATATAATCAATATAAACATATTTTGAGCTGCTATCTAAAAAAGAAATATTATCATATCTTTTTCTAATCTTAAAACGAATTTGCTATGACAGATGATCTTCTGCAACAAGAGTTACCTAATTAGGGATGATTTGAATAGTGCGATCTATAACAAGTAAAGCAGTATGTTCATCCTATAAGTCACTATTGCTAAATGCTTGTCTTAAATGAATTGCTGTAGATAATGATACAGTAGTATCATCTTCCATTGTAAAACTAACAATATAATTATTTTCAGCAATTGCAATTGTAGCATCAAGCGTATAAATAGCAAAATCTCCTAAAGTAGTTTTAGTGTCTATTACTTCACAAGGATATGGAAGATTATCTGCTATTAATTTAACACTCGTAATCTCTTTATCAGAATATACTTTAATATCTTCTAAAGAATAAGATAAATTAGAACTAAACTATGTTAATGAGGCAGAACCTGCCTTTATTACTATGTTCATGGGCCCTTACCTCTCATTCTTTTCTTAATTATTTTTTACATTTACCGAGTAGCGAGGTGCAGCAGTGCGTCTTGCTGGAGCCTCAGAAGCAGCTTCTGGTTCTGAAGCAGAGAGAGTAGCATACTTAGGTGCTGCGCTAACAGGAGCCGCGCGACGGCCTGTGGGTGCTACAACAACCTTCTCACTTTCCGCATTTGCTTCAATAGCCTTAGTTACATTAAAGCCAGTCTTTTCCATAATGATCTCACGCTTGCGTACATCATTAAGTTTAGACTTAACAGCCTCATTTTTAATCATCTCAACAACTCCTTCTGGAGCAAAGTCAAGAGCGTCGAGCAACTGATCGTTAGAGCCATGAAGTAGAAGTGCTTGCACTTCGGCAGCAGTATAGTAATACTCAGGCTGAACATTATAAATCAACTCATTGACCAGATCTTGATCATCAAGGACCAAGTGATTCTTAATTAAAGCTTTGCCGCCTTTTTGTGCGTGAAGAGCATAAATCTCATCAACAGCGAGAGTCTTTGTCTCATTAGGTGCGAAGCGTCTCTTTACATGCAACTCAGGGATGTGATATCCTACTAAGCTATTGCTACGGTTGGTAACTTTGACCATTTTATTATTAGTCATCATATTATAATCTCCTTTTATCTCCATTTTGTGGGTTGGTTTTGGAAAGGGAGGAAGGACCCACCTTCCTTCCTCCCTTAAATATGTTTACTGTTTAATTATTCGCCGTCTACGTCGCGATCCATCTTAAGAGATGTGTTTTGATATACGCAGATGTCGTTGTACACGATTGCGGCAACGCCGATCTTCTTGTACATTTGAAGGTCGCGAGACCAGTCATCCTGGCTCTCAATTTCCTTCATAAGAGTGTCACCCTCGAAAGCGATCTTGATCGGCTTCTCAGCGCCGCCAGGAATAATCCAAGCGTAAGAAGGATCGATCACCTTGTGAAGGTTATCAGTGTCGGTGTAAGACTGACGAAGAACGATAACCTGGTGGTTCTTGTAGTTAGCAAGGTAACCATTTGCCCAGACCTGATCCTTCATGGAGTCAGAAACCCAACCGTTCTCAGGAAGCATTTGAGAAGCGAATTCGAATGTGCAGTAGATTGTTGAACGACCGCTACCATAAGCATCAGCAACTGCAAGAAGCTCGTCCATTTCTTCCTCGATGAAGCTAGAACCAACGAACTTGTTGCCAGCTTGAAGAGACTCAACCGAACCGATCAGAGCAGCAGCGATCTCACGGTAAATAGCCTCATCAAAGCCCTCAAGCATGATGTCAAGAAGAGTAGCGAAGTCAATGCGGCCATCAAGGAACTCCTCGATAGAAATCTGGCAAGCAGCGCCGTAAGCAGAAGTTGTTACTTCGTAGCTACGACCATCAAGCTTGAAGATTTCGTAACGGCCAGCAAGACCAACCTTAGTCACGAATTGCTTAGCACGACGCTTAGAAGCCTCAGTGATCTTTTGAACGAACACAGGACGCTCGCCTTGACGATAAGACTTAATTTCAGCGAAAGCGCCATATTGCTCCATAACCTTAATAGGAAGCACATCAGTGATAACTTCCTCGAAAAGCTCGAACATAGCGTTCTTATTAGCGCGGTAAAGCGCATAAGTGCCAACGAGCTCATTTAACTCCTGACGGAAAGTGCCGTCAAGATCAGCATAGCTGTATTTATTCTCACCAAAAGAGTAAGCAGTAGGTGCAGAGGCCTTAGCTCTGGCAAGAGTCTTACCTAATGTGTGAAGATTTGCTCTATCAAGTGCCATTATTCAGTCCTCCTTTATTACTTAATACGCATAACCTTAACGCCGGGTTGGCCGTCAGGCATAGTGTATACTTTTACAACTTGGAATTGGATATCGCCAGCGGCATCCTTCTCAAGATAGCCCTTAGCGTTGATGCCAAGCACATCCTTAACTGCGATCTCAACGCCAGCATCAGTCTCGCTGCCAGCAATGCAGTTAGTAGTGAAGATGTCACCAGGCATAGTCTTCATAACACGGGGAGTCATAACACCCTTGTTATAATCAGCTTTCTTCATAGCGAAGTCCTTGTAAGACTCTCTCCAGAAGCTGTCATATAATTTTACTTCATTAAGAACGAGCATCCACTCGCCGGCGCCTGCGAAGTCACAAACACCTTCAGCATAGTTATACTTTACGAACTGACCATTCTCAAGAACCTCAATGTCTGCAGCAGCAGGAAGCTGACCGTAAACTTGACCATTTCTTTGAGCGGAAAGGTGGTTAGGCTCAACCTGACCATAACCGATACGCTTAATTAAAGCCATTTCTTAAGTCCTCCTTAATTATTTTTCTTATAATTTTCAACCGCAGAAAGCCATGCGGGTTGAGAAGCGCCCAAGTCACCAAGATTAAAGGTAACAACAGGCTGTTGCTCAGGCTCTTTGCCAAAGCTAACTTGTTTTCTGAAGCAAAGCACAGAAAGCTTTTCTTCAATTTCTTCTACAGTGTATTGTGCCTTGTTTGCCACAATATCTTGCTTGTCTTCGTCAGACAACATGTAGAACTTTTTAATCATTGCGTCCTTTTCTGCATTTTCGATGCGAGCGCGATACTCTGTTAAACCAGCGATTTGCGCGGTAAGCGACTCGTTGGTTGCCTGAAGGGCAGTAAATTGAGCAGAAAGCTCGTCATACTGAGCTTGAAGTTCAGCATGAGCAGCCTCTAACTGCGCATATTGATCAGGCTCTTGAGGAGCAGGCTCGGCAACTGGCTCTGCGGTAGGCTCAACAACAGGTTCTGTTGCAGGCTCTGCGGCGGGCTCAGTCACGGGGTCCTGAGGCTCAGCAGGCTCTTGTGCAGGCTCTGCGGGAACAGGATCCTCGATTGCAGCAGGGGCGCCCTGACCATCGTCTGTAGTGGGCTCTTGCGCAGGTTCTGCCACTGGCTCAGTAGCTGGTTCTGCAACGGGTTCCGTTGCTGGCTCAGTCACAGGCTCGGCCGCAGGATCTACAACAGGAGTCTCAACTACGATAGTTGTGTCGTCCATTTGCTGACCTCCTTGTAATGCGAATTGTAAATCTCGCATCATGCTAAATAATGTTTGCTTAAAGGCATCATCTACCTTAGCAAAAGACGCGCTAACTTCAGGAGCCTTCACGCTTGAACCTTCGAAACAAGGTTCCACATCGGTGCCAAGAATGCACAGCTTCGAAAATGTTGCGTCATTTATAATAAAGAAATCCATGCCTTTGGTATCTCTAGCCCAGTGTCCATCCAAAGATGCTTCATCAAGCTCCATAGAGTGCGGCTTGCCTTCGCCCTCTACTGCCGACTTGCACTCCGGGAACTGACCCGTCCACAAGAAACCAGTAGTCATTAGATATTCTCTCACAGTTTTTTCGCCAAAGTCATTGGTATCTTCAAATTCTTGGAACCAAACTTTGGCATCGGGTGCTACAAAACCATAAGGAACGGTTAAGCACTCGAATTTGATACCATCACCATCGATGATTACGCGTTGACCGTGATCACCAAAATCTTCAACATCTTTGCGGTAATAACCTACAATAGGCGCACCACGAAGAGTCTTGGCCATATCGGTTGCAACTTCTTTTGTAATAAAGGAACCATTGCGGTTGCCGCCTACATAAAGAACTTTAATCTCACAAGCGCTCATTAATGGGTTGATATCTAAGGGTTGTAAATTGATAAACTCTGGAGAGTTTATCGTTTGAACTGATTTATTCATCGGTTTCTCCTCTCCTTAGTTCATACTTTCTTTGTTTTTGATGGTCTTTTCTGATTTTTCGTCGTCAGCTTTTTCCTTACGACCTGCCTTCTTCTCTTCACCATCTGACCCCTTGCCGCGATTTTTCAACGAATCAGAGTTCATTGTATTCGAAGACATAGGGGGAATAAAGACATTGACCAAATCAAGAATCTCATTTTCAAACTTAGCGGTTGCCAAGATCGTGCTTTGAGATTGTCCAAGCGCCACCTGCGGCAGCATCTTAGAATATCCAAGCTGAGTATGTTCTTTATATAATTTAGACATATCTTTATAATTATAAATAGTAGTTGGCAGAATTTGTGCTCTAAGATAAAATTTCTTAGGGTTCTTGTTAAAGGGTTCCAATAGCTCGTTTAAAAAGTCTTGGAATTGTAAAATCAAATCATACAAACTTGCCTCATCGTCAAGAATAGATTTTTCAAGAGCGATATTACCATCTGTGTTGAATAAGTTTTGAGCAGTACCTGATTCGTTATAAACTGTGCGCTCTACTTTCTCAAGTTCATCAATAGAAGTTACGCTTGACTTATCAGCTAAGTCCGCAACATCTACTTCTGCAAAAGTAGTAAGCACATCAATACCGATGGCCTTACCTAGCATCTTAACCGCATTATTATGCAATTCCTGCGCTTCGTCAACATCAAATACTAAATCGCCATTCTTATCGAGTGGCATTTTTTGAATAATAATCTTTAACAATTTTTGCTGCATCTTTTTTCTATCCAAATCTTGTGCCGCATCCAAGTCAATAATATGAGGAATAACTGACATAAATAATGGATAGTCAACGCCGCCAATATTAAACTTTACGGTGCTATTAATATCTAATAAATACCAGCCAGAAGTATCTCCCTTAAAAGCAGGCGGCAACTCTCCATTTTTATATTTAATGTAGCCTTGTCTAAACTCTTTAGGGAATAAGTTCAACACATTAATTTTTTGCTCACCATCTTTAAAATGATCATCAAAAAACTTCATGTGGAACTCAACTGCTGGCTTACCTTTAACGCTAAATCTACTGCGGCAATAGTTTTGCGGAAGCTCTTGAACTTGATAAGAATCGCCATTCTGGATACGATATCCATAGTAGCAACCCTTAATTAAGACCTCTCGCGCCACTCGGCCGAAATATCTTTTTACTTGAAATTCATCAAGGGCATTAAGACCACGATTAGTTTGCTCAATAATTCGTTCTGGAGTCATTTTAGTTGACTCAGGAACAAAAGGGGTAAGCAACCAATCGTAACGATAGAAATTACTCAAGTGCTTAACAAGTCTTGAATAAATACCACTGATGCGATAGAAAAAGGCGGAAACCTCTCTCATTGTCACAATATCGTTATTATTAATGGCTTGAAGAATAGCAGCTTTATCAGAGAGACGCGGATTAGCTTTGCGATAATCACCTAACTCAATAACCGCGTCCTCTAAAGTTTTCAAACCGACTTTAATTTTTGAAAAATCGGTCATAGAACGCTCAGCAGCATCTGTGGTGCTATTAGAAAGAGTCATTTTAAAACCCTTTGCTTTAATCTCTTCTCTTCGATTGATCAAGATATGCACCTCTTTTCTTTCTCTCTTATTATACGAAAAATTTTCGGTCAAGTCAACTCATACTAAACTTAATAGCCGGCCGCATGCATTATGTAGTCATAGTTTAGGCGCGGATCGTCAAAGTAAGGTATTGCAACAAGGATGATTCCATGTTTCTTACAATATTCGCGTTTTTGCATATCATAATACTGCTGTTGGCGTAAACCTGCTATGCCGCCGAATTTTGACTTGGGCTCGTAATGCTGGATACCTTGGTATTCAATTAAGAAATCAAGTTCACCATCATCATCGAACACAGCAAAATCAAAGCGGAGCGGGCGTCCGGTATGACCTAACAAGTCCGGGAAAGAATATTCTTCGGTAAAAGACAAACCGGCTTCAGTGAGTATCTCTGCGACTTTTATCTCGCCTCTAGAAGCTCTCATTATACCAATCCTCCTTCACTGTATATATATAAAAATTAAGTTAATCATATTTATCAAAAATGTCCTTAAAAATTTTTAGTTAGAAGTGAAAAACATCATCTCACTAATATTACGCTTTTTCTTCTTGCGCTTTCTATCTTCATCTTGCTTTACATAATATAAGCCATATTCAAAAGCGGAGAATTTATCCTTCTTGATACTACGAGAAGATTGCTTAAGGATAATATTAACACCCTCGTTCTCTTCTACAAGATTCAGCATCTGCTCACGCAGAATAGTCGTCTGTGTAAAGGGCATCAGATAATCAGCTCGTTTGCTGTTATCCATAGACTAACCCATCTTTGTGCTCATTAACTTAACCTTAGCCTGGTTCTCATCAATCAAGAACTTAATTCTGCCACTACTAAGCTGAGTCTGCACGTAGGTGTGCGCCTCGGTGTTAATGGGCGCATTGGCCTTGATTAGATACATAGCATCTATTTCGGTGTCTCCGTCCTTATATTTTTTATAAAATCCTTCATCATCATTCTCAACTCCAAAATTTGGGAGCAATTCATTTGTTTCTGGATCGGTTTGATTCTTCACCATGAAGTCAATAAGACCAATACCAAGACCGTTGGCGTCAATCGCAATAGCGCGCGCACGATACTTGTAGAACAAGCGCTTAAGGTTAATAGCCTGCTGCTCAAAGTGCTCTTCGTCCCAGGTATAGATGTTAACGATAGTCTTAAGCGCCGAACCCTGGGCCTGCGGCGTCACCTTAATAACGACACACTCTGTGGTACAACCCTTACGACCTACGTCGACGCCTAGTACATAATATGCGCTCTTAGAGCTACGCTCGCTATACTAGTATTCAGGCTGCA